TTAAGGAATAACTCTCAACTGCTAGCCCACCCGCCATTACGCTCGGTAGATTTGCATGTATGAAACGACACACAAATTGAGAAAAACCCAACACAGGTACTTTGTTCATGGATACACTACTCAAAGCCTGAGAGAACCGCTACAATGGCGGAGAGATGTATTTCTCTTTTAAGCGGAAACCCGCTTTTCGGCACGCTGCAACTTTTGCAAGTACGCAGAAATTAGTGCACGCTGCTTTGCAAGGACACTGGGCTCACGTTGAGCCAACTCAGCCGATTTGACATCAACGATGTCAGCATCTTCTTGCCAGAGGTCAGGATCGAAACTCTTTTCTTCTCTGGGTGCCTTTTGGACAGACACCCAGTTCAAGGGGCTGTATGTTCCCTTTGACGTTGTTAGAGACGTGACAAAACCGGCACTGTCACGTGCAGTGGTCCAGACCATTGCCACGTCCAACACATACGGGCCTTCGAGCGGCTCGATGTGAACGTCAAACACTGCAACCGATGATATCGTCTTGGCATCCGTCGACAAATAGGTGATCATGGGGACAGCGTCAGACAACTCAGACGTCGAAGAGGAAGTGGTGACAATGTTAAGGCCGTTTTGGTCATACAAAGACGCATACATTGCAGGGGCCGACACAGTGTCACTCAAGGTGCCGGTCATCTGAACTGCCACCCGGACGAATTGGTGGCAAGGTACCAAATGATCTTCTCCAAGTGTCATGCCACCATTACTGGTGAGGCTTGTGCTGTTGTCGTGATCGTCCACGGCATAGTACGTTTTGGTTATACCAAGCGAAGTACGCTGGAAACGCACATTTGGTGACGTCAACACGACAGTCGCAGATGACGAAGAACTGATCGTGATGGCGGTGCCTGCAGAAACGGCACCAGTTGCCGTTGTCTGCTGGTAATCCCAATTGTCTTCACCAAGAGTCGGAAAACCAAACTCAACTGCATAAGAAGCTTCAAGCTTTCCAAGCCCATTGCTGCTATCGATAGCCCCTGACTCAGCATTAAGGAAGTAGAACCTTCCAGCTGATACTTTTCTGATGTCAGTGGCTGCTCCATTGGACCGTTTTTGGCGAGTCCACAACCAGGGAGTATTGAACGATATTTCCTGATTAGTGGATGTAGCTGCAGGGAATATTCGGTTCTGGGGGTGATTCTTGGCGATTTGGAGAATCCGCTGGTCACCAAAAGCCCAATCTTCACTGTCGCTGGCGTCCTTGTCGAAGAACCACACCAAATCACCACGAACGGTAAAAGGTGCGGACCGAATGAAACGAAAAGTGACACGAAGTCGGAACTTTTCATACATGTTGCAATACATGCGCATCCGGGAGTCAAGTTGCTTGACAAGCTTGCCGATGGTACCGAGAGAATACGGATTGATGTCGAGATACTTTACTTTGATACCATTTGCATCCAAGACGGTGTCGTACCCTGCGCTGGCAACAATTTGAGCAATGTACTCAGATCCAATGACATGGCTCATGCTCTTCGTTGAAGCAAACTGATGGCGAGCGCCAGGAATTCGAGATGCTGGTATGAGTGTATCACTCTGAATTTGTGAATGGGGCACTGCAGACAAATTTTTCGTTCGCATCTTGTTTTTCTGGCCCTTAATTGCACTCGTAACCGCTTTGTTTATTTTGCGGTTGGAGGTCTTTTTCCCCGAGGCCTTGACGGCAGCACGAACTCGCTTTGACAAGATGGCCTTAACCTTATTTTTCTTGGGTGGACCCTCGCCAGGGTAACCAAGAGTGGAGTCAAATTTTTCCCCTTTTTCTGGTTGGCCAGCAACAACCTTGTACACCAAGGACGACAGTGGTTTGATGGCTTTGTCCCAAACGTAATCTGCAGCATCGTGGGCATAGAGGCCAAAAGGCAACCCAGCCATGAAGCGCTCATCGCTGGGAATGTCGGGGTCTTGATCAGCCCCAACAATATAGTGTCCAACTAAATGAACTGGATCCCACCAAGGTCGTTGGTTAAATTTTTGAACAAGACCATCTTTTCTCGGGCGGGAACCAAAGTGACCCTCACCCGGATAACCAAGCGTGCTGTCAAACTCACGTTTCTTGAATGTTTGTCGACAGTTACACTTAGATGAAGCAGTTGCTGCCTGACGAATGTGTGTGCAGCCATGATTTTTGAATTTTCGACTATGCTCCTGGAACGTCATCCAGGCAGCAATGAAGATATCAAAATCCTCTTGCTCTTGTTTTTCCCTGCTTTTCGTTTTTCGTTCGTCAAAGGTCATACGCTCTAGACGCTCAACTTCACGTTCAAGGCGGTCAGTGTAGCAATTTGAACACTGGCACGTTGAAGCACAATTTGGGAATGGATTCGCAGCACATGCTGATCCGTATACCCTAGTTGTTTTTGGGTTATAATTTGACATTATATTTGGTTTCTTCAAACTCTTGAGGCGACGTGGTTGTCCTTCGCCCTCATACCCAAGTGTGTGGTCAAACATGTCGGATATGAATTGACGCACTTCAACCATCCACATCTTATGTGGGTGGCGGTAGAACACGCAACTGTTCTCTTTGGCAACTAATGGTGAAGTATCAACAACAGCTTCTATGTGTTGACCAGGGACTTTTTCCCAGTTACGATCGCAATCATACTCAATCAGCAATTGCAACACGCGAGATGCAATGTCGTCGTCGCTATGGGCATGGCAAGGGATTAGCTCGCAGCCCAAACAAGCGGCAGTGTGATGTTTGGCAGTAGATCGATGACAATCGGTAACGCAGCCGCAAGTAAGAAACACCCCGTGCCTTTTTAACAGAGCAAGGCTAACTCTTCTGTGAAACACGAATACGACTGTTCGATGATTCCAGCGGTCCCGATTGTAGCGATGTATGTCGGAGGCTTTTAGAAAACTGTTTTCAGGTGGCCCAACATAGCGATGGTCGACAGGAGCACGTTTCTCTTCACGGTCTTGACCTTCACCGGGATAACCACACGTGCTGTCAAACAGCTGCATGGATGCCGCAATAGCGGCTGGATTGTCCATCGACACGGAACTTTCAGTGCCCTGATATAGGTGTTCAACGTCCGAACTGGAAATCCAAGGAAAGTCTCCTTGCGATGCAGCCCAACTCTTCAAGTTTAGGACATGCTTGACCGAAGGAGTGTTGTACAACAGGATGTACAGAGCATTGATTTTCGTTGTCAAAACATCAAGGCCTGAACAATCTCCTTTAATCCACCGAGCTGCCGCCAGAATCTTCCCTTCACGTGGTTTTGGCATTACACCACATTTTGTGCGTTCCCCATACATTGAAAGGAAAGCAAGTTTGTCTATAGGTCCAGGTTCTTGGTGCTCTGCCTCCAGATACATGCCAAGACGGGCGAACCCATTTTCAAACACATTGCTTCCAAACTTTTTCCACAAAACGTCAGCCATCGACGCAAGTGAATCGTCACCATAGCAAGTTATATCAACATCCTCCATGTCGTGGAAAGTGAAAGCAGGATCGGCCCAAAAAATAGAAAAAGCGAAACCTGTCATTGCACCATATGTGTTGACATCGGCTGTGATATACTCGCCAGTAAGCGTGCCATGTTCTTTCAAGTACACATGGCGGTTGACGATAATGGGTATTTTTGCTCGCGCCCACCATAGGCGCGTAAGTGCTCTCTTAACGTTTTCAGTTTGGAGCTCTGGTGGTAGACATGAGAAACGAAACATGTGAAATGCGTATGAAATTTCATTCCGCTGTCTGCTGTCACATTGTTTTTGATCATAACCTTTTGACGGTTTGTCATGTTTTTGGAAAAGACGGTTCCACCATCCGTAGAAGGGGCACATCCCCAACGCCGACCAAGTTTGCATGGGAATTTCATGAAACTTGTCGGAAAAGGTGAGAAAAACCCTCATTTGCAGGTACAACATGTCACGGTTGAGCGTGACAATTGACCGGATTTTCCTAGCCTTGACTTTTTCGCTTGCACGTATTTCTTTCTTGCCGAAGGCAGTGCCGACATAAGACAATCTAGCTTTGCCGGACAGGAAGTCTAACCATAACTGCTCACATTGGTTACCATACTTAACGATCCACTCAGCGCAGTCCTTTGCGGTCGTATTGAGGTTGTACCCATTCGTGGCATCCTTATTCATTTTGGAGATCACTTGCTCATGGGTGGCCCAACCAGAGTTGCACAAATGAGGCTCTAACATTGAGTTCACATATGACAACCCTTTTTTGAGGGCCGTCATTGCTTCACGATCGAGGTCAGGAAGTAATTGGCCATACTTGGCAACGTCCTGGTAAAGAGTGGACGCATCAGGGTCTGTCATTATCCAATCGTCATCAGGCCACCCCGTTTTTGTCTCGTCGAGATAGCGCTGAAATTCAGGACATCGTTTTATGTTACCATGACGAACAGGATGTGAGTCGACTGTGCCGAGATGGGCAGGAAGAAGACTACACTCGGATGGACTGACTGCCTGCAAATTAACTTCGAAGTCACCGGCAAAGGTTTGCCGTTTTTCATAAGCAGCCAACTCGTCGTGAATGTCGTTGGCTAAGTAAATGGCACATTGTCGTAGAGACAACAGGCTACCGAATTCACCGACATGCATGCCAACCACAACGCCACTATCAACGTCATACATTGGGGAGCCAGATACTCCAGCTTTGCTTTGTGTCCGATACGACAAAATAGAACCCCAACGAGGGTGCGGGGATGTGTCTCGCTGGGCACCAACGCACAGGTAAGTGCAATCACGCAACTTGTCGCCATCGACCAATCTGTAAGCCAGTTCATAGGTGCGTTCAGGATTGAAACGACCTAGAACAAAACCAGGAATGATGTCACTCGAAACATTGCATCGAGCCACCATGACGTCTTCATCACCACGCTGAACGAATTGGGATACGGCGATGGTTGAATGAGTGCTGTTTTTGTCCAGCACTTTAGTTTCACCAGGAACAAACTCACGTGCATCAATTCCAGGAATTAACATCCTAAGTTTGACTGGATGTCCATACTCGAATGTTTTGTGCCACGTTGTGTAAATCTCACAGCCGACCCTGAACGCGCTTTGCAAACGTTCACCAGTAACGGCGTGTATGACGTCAATAACATACCCATTGCGATGCTTGAGGTATGGGCCCGAAAAAGACTTAGATTCGGTTTTAACATTGCTAGGCACAGTTTGGCCTCCTGATGTTTCTGGGTGGTAGAAAGTAACCACATGATGCGCAGCGTGCTGATAATCTTCCATTGAGGTTGATGTCTTGGTGTTGAAGACAGCAAGACGAGAGCAATTGGAACCGTCGTGGCACACTTGCTTGTGTACAACCAGCCGTTTTTCAGGTGGGCTTCCCCAACAATGCTGCTCTGTGTGGCCTTGCTTTCCACAGGCAGCACACATGCGTAACATTCTCGACGCGCGATAGGATACGGCTTCTTCAGACCAGTTGAGGGTTCCTCGTTGCTTTCTAGATGGTAACAACACTGGTTTTGGGGCTGCAAGATTCATTTTGTCGGTGAATCTAACACGTTTTTCGACTTCATACTTCTGCTGATTGGTCATGTCAAGTGGGTTGAAACCCATCTCACGAGCAGTGTTGAAGATCTTTTGCCCTTCAAGGCGAGAGGATGTGTCGTGTCTTGGGTCAAAACCACCCTCTTCAAACTTGTCCATGAAGTCATGCATTTCTTGCCGAACACGCTCTTCACGGTCCTCACCAAAGTCTTTCACCTTCCAGGAGCCCTCAAGATCGCGCTCGCGCTGGCGAAAGAGGTAATCATCAACATCAAAGGACTTGTCGATGTAAAGTTTTTCCCCATTTTTCCCCTCCAGCACGTAACGTGATGAATTTATTCGTGCATATGTCTTTACGCGATCAAGGAAAGATTTCAAACGCATTCTTTTCTTTCCTTCCGTGGTGGTAGCCAAAATAGACATCAAAG